TTTGTTTTTATGATTTTTAAATCCTTCAATCATTTTATCACTTAAATAATACTTATCATCTACATTAATTTGCAATAAATCTTTTAATTTATTTTTTAAATTAATTTCTTTTGGAAATCTAAAATTGTTGTCTGCATCATCTCTTATTCCTACAATAAAAATTCTCTCTCTATTTTGAGGAATACCAAAATCTTTTGTGTTTAATACTTTGTAATATATATGATAACCTAAATTATCAAAAGGCATTAAAGACATTTGAGTATTTGTAGTTAATGCAAGGCAATCAATTATTGTTTGAAAAGTTTTACCAGAATCATGAGAAAGTAATCCTTTTACATTTTCAGCTATAAAATATCTTGGATTATGTTCTTTTAAATATCTTAATGCATCATAAAACAATGTACCTCTTGTATCTTCAAAACCTCCTCTTTTTCCAGCCATAGAAAATGCTTGACAAGGAAATCCAAAAACTAAAAGATCAACATAAGATAAATCCTTCATATCTAAAGCAGTTATATCTTCATACATATTTTTACAATCAAAATTTTTTAAATATGTTTGCCTAGCATATTTATCAATATCACAAGCAAACTCAATTTCATGCTTAATTCCAAGATTTAACAATGCTTGTTCAGGACTACCTATACCACTAAAAAATGTTCCTACTTTCATCTTAGTAATTTTTTAGGTTCTTGATAAAAAGGTACTTCTTTTGGATTCTTGTTTAAAGTGTGTACAGAATAATAAGCATCATTGACAGTTTTTTTGTGTTCTATTGTCCACCTAAAAAAAGTCTTAATATTTAAGTAAGGATCAAAATTACAATACCTTACTCCTATATGAAAAGCATCCTCTATTTGATTAAAGGTCATTCTTCTAAACCTATTCTCTTTTTTTAAATCTTCTGCAAATATTTTAGCCAGACTAGCCATTGATTTAGCATCTGCTCTGTGTCCTAACTCTACTGAAGTCTTAGCTATTAAGTCTAAAGTTTTACTTGTTAGTTCTTTAATATCTTCTTCCTGAAGTGTTTTCATTTTCTATAGTTTTTTAATTTATACTTAGACATATCATTTATTACTTTAAAAGTATTATCTCTATAAGTTGGAGTTAAAGATACTAATCTGTTATTAACCTCTTGCATACCACTATACTTGAAGTAATGATCTAACTCTATAAAGTTTTCTTTTTTAATTAAAGCTATAACTTTTCTATATTTTAATTCTTCTACTATATTCATAATAATTCTTTTGCTTTCTGCCATTCACTAATTTGTGAATCTAATTTAGATATACCTTTACTTTTAGGTTTATTCCATTTAGCTGAGTTTTTAGACCATCTTTCTAATCTTAGTTTAATTTCAAATGTACTCTGCTTTTGAAACCTCATCTTTTTAATACCCTCTGTCCAATAACTTATAAAGTCATCTTTCATTTCTTTTGAGTAATCAAAATACATAACTTGATTAATAAATTTTTCCTTTATAGATATATTATTACTTGTAGTATTAATACTTGTACTATTACCTTTCATCTTTTCGTGTATAGGGGTATCCGTGTTTTTCGTGATACCTATACATCTTTTAATGATTTGTAAATTAGAATCCCTTTCTATTTTAATAACTATAAACCCATAATTTTTTAAATCAGATAACCAAGATGATACTGTATTCTTGTTTACATTATATAATTCTGCAAAGTATTTGTTAGATGCAAAACAAAATCCATACTTATTACTTAAAGCAGTTATTTCTCCATATAATAACTTAGCATTGGGTTTTAAATCTGAATACCTTACGTTAGCAGGTATTATAGCATAGTAGTTAGGGTTTTCTTTCATATTGTTATAATCTGTAATGTATAATTGTAATCTTTTAAAACACTTTTTATTAAATTAGTGTTATTAGAAAACTCTAAGTAGGTAGTTTTTATTGTATAACTACTACTTCCACTTTTAATTTTTAACTTTACTTGTGCCTTTTTAGAAATTACAATACCATTAGAAATCAAGAACATCCTTAAAGATTCTGAATCTATAAATACTTTTTTAGAACTATTAATATCAGTATAGCTATTATATACTTTATTAAATATTTCCCTATAATATGGAAAAGATGCGTAGTTATGCTTATGACATTTTTTGTAATGTATTATAGAAGTTCTATGCCTATTTATAACATCAGCTATAATCTCAGAATTTATCTTTTCTAATCTACCAATTACAGATGCTACCATTCTAGGTATCTGTATATTATGCTTTCTAGTTTTATCACTTAAAGAACCCTCTTGTAACCCTACTAGATTAGTAGTAAGGGTACAAAGAAGTTCAAATTTTTCTCTATCTGTCATAATTAAAATGGTAAATCATCAGGTGTAGAACCTTTAAACTTTGCATCAAAAGCAGAAACATATTTATTAGGATCAGTTATTTCATCTATTTTGTTTTTTAATCTACTATCAAAATTATCTGATGTATTATTTAAACCCATAACCCAGTCATAAAACATCTGAGCATTTTTAAGTACATCTTCTTGAGAACATTTGTTATCATAATCTACTGCTGCCTTTAAACTTGACTGCTTTACAATTAGCTTCTGAACATCATCAGATTTTTGTGGACTTGATTGATTAAAATTATCAGGTTTTATATAAACAGGTTTTACTTTAGGAAACTTACCATCTGTGTATTCATAATCTGTTTTACTTCCTATGTTAAATTTATCTTGATCTTTATTTTTAGATGAGTATTCTCCTACATCTCCATTTTCAAAACCAATTTCAAATTTATACATCATTCCATATTTACCTTCCCAAGTACCATTAGATTGTACACTTGTTACTTTACTATTTTTCATATTTATTTAATTTATTATTATTAATTTTCTATTATTATCTTCATACATCTTTAACAAACCTTTTGTTAAATTGTAAGAGTATATTCCTGTTATATTAGGAAAAGTTTTATCCATACATCTTTGTAGTTCTGTACCTACTACTACAATACCTTCGTAAGCATCTCTCTCATCTGCTGTTTGTTTTCTTAAAATATTATCAGTTTTAGTAAAACTCTCTGTACCTTTTACACAATAAAGTTTTGCTTCAACTATTCTGTCATCACATTTATCATAAATCTTTTGTAATGCTTCTTGATGCTCTTTTTTTATTTCTATTATCCTTTCAGGAGAAGGTCTTGTAGGTGTGTATAATCTATTTATAGCCATTCTACAATAATTTTAGTTCCTAATATTACTATTGCTATTCCTATAAGTGCTAGACCTATTTCTTCTTTCCAATTAGTTTCTGTTTCTATTTCTAATAATTCTGATTCTAAATAATCATACTTATTTTGATGTTGATAAAATTGTGCTTTTTCTTCAGCATTTAAAATATGTTCCTTATTAGTTAATTTGTGTTTTATAATGTATTGTGTTTTCATAATAATTTTTTAGAATTTATATATGCAAATATACAATTAATTAACTTGCTAATTAACAAAGTAATTAAATAAGTTATTAACAATAAAGATGTTAAATATATGTAAGTTGTTGATTTTTAGTAGATTAGAAGTAGTGTACTAATCTTGCTATTTGTCCTGATTCTTTAGAATGTATAAAACCTTCTACTGCTTTTTGAACTCCACAGAAACCTTTTCTGCTATGCCAACTATCAGTTCCACTTGGAGAACGCATATATTCTACAGTAACACCTATAAAATCTTTTGCATCTCTCCACTTGTATTTAATTTTGTGATGTAAGTGATGTAAATACCAATATCTATATTTAGTATCAGACCAATCATTTGGTCTTTCATTAGCCATAAGCATAGGAAGATTATCCATCTTAGCACCATCTCCGTGTTCTAATCCTATTAAGTTTGATCCATACTTATAATACTTTCTATGTGCTACACTTATATCAAATGTAACATCTTCTGCTTTTCTAAACCAACTTTTAAGTGCGTGTGCTAAGTGAAATCCACTTTGGTAGTCGTGATTAGACATAGAGTGAACTACATCTACAGGTGCTACTTGTCTAAGCATCTCTACACATTTAACATATAAATCTAAAGCTAATTCAAAATGTTCCCACCACTTACCATTAACATCTTGTCTTGTACCTGCTGTTGTTTGATTGTATACATTATCTATATGTAAAATATCGTTCCCTACGCAAAATAAAACTCTATCTATACTAAACCCTTTAGACTTGCTTAAAAGACCTGTAACGCCCTCTAAAACCCTTTCACAAGCTATATTACTATTATATTCATCTCCAGTTTCTAAAGCTACTGCAAGTTTGCCTATATGAATGTCAGCAGGATTTATCACTAATAGATGTTCTCCCTTAGTTCTTTTAATTGTTGGATATGTTGGTGCGTGATTATCTATTAAGTTTTTAATATCTTCAAGCAATTCGTTTTGCTCTACACCATAATTTTCTTTTGTAACTATAGAGAATCTTAGTTCTCCAGACATACTTTGCCAATGCTTAACACTAACAATATCTTTTTTATTAATACCTCTATCTTTTATATGTAGATCAAGAGCAGTATTACCATTTATGTTTTCTAAGTTTTGCCCTCTGAACTCATTGATTATCTCAACTTCTTCAGAGGACAGTCTTAGTCGTTTACTTTTTAAGGTCAATTATTTTACTTCTTTACCAAAATCTTGTAATCCAGTAACACCTAGAAGTGCTAATATAGACCAAAACATTTCGCTAACGTGTACCTCATCAACACCTAAACTTCTAGCTATAAAAGGAACTACTATTGCAGCTATAGTGTACCATACTTTTTTTGATTTTAACATTGTTAAGATTAAATAATTTTTCATTTTATTTTTTATTAATTGATAATTTAATATTCTCGCCACCTAATTTAAGTATTTCACTTATTAATAAATCCAT